CAATTCTTCTAACAGAATTTGCCTTATCCCAAAGCCCATATGCATCTTCTGGTTCTGATTCCCATCTACGAAGCAAATCCGATGCTGTATTTGCCTGCTTTCGAGCGGCATCTCCAGCGGCAACAAATTTATTAACTGCCGTTTGAACCGTTGTAGGTAATGTAGTCATTTTCCCTAAGTCATCAATTGCCTGTTTATGGGTAGGGCTGATAAGAGAAAGAAGAGTAAATTTATCGTATGCCGCTTCTGGATTCTTTTGTAGCAACGCTAGATCTTGATTAAATGCATCAACCAATTTTGGTTGTCCGGAAGTTTGAGCGGCATCCCTTGCTTTTATCAACGCCGCAGCAGCTTCATCCGGAGACTCATTCCGCATGGCAATGAATGCATTGAAATTGGCATCCGTTACAAACTTTTGCTGTTCAGCAGTATATTGATTTTTTGCTGATTGAATCCCTGCAAGAGCAGAAGGATTTCGAGCGCCCAGTTCAATCAATGCATTACTAGATGTTTTTGAATTTGGATCTTGTTGAACTTCTCGAATAGCAGAATTTATGGCTTTTGCGTTGGTTTGTTCCAACTCGGCCCTCCTCCGAGCCTCTTCAATCGTTAACCCACCTTGCGTAACAGCATTTTGATGCTGTTGTACTAACAAAGGATTAACTGTCTCGTTCTGCTTGTAACTCTGATTAAGGATAGCAAGATTCTTTTGTAATGTAGAAACATTTAAAGGATCGGTCAATTTCCGTTGGGCATTTGCTGCCTCGATAGCCTCAAGGTTAGCCTTAGACGTAGCCAGATTGACCGGTGCCTGTTGCGCTTGATCTGCCATTTGAGCAAGCCCTGCCCATCCCTGTAGGGATTGCATGAAATCCGGAGCTTTGTACTGCTGGGTTGGAATATAGTAATCCATTGTGGCGCTTTAATCTGTTTACGAAAACATTCCTGTTCCAGTTTGCCTGAATTTCAAATAATCAAGCCCACCAAAGGCATTTCCAACGCCAGCAACACCTTGCCCTAATGCATTGTAACCAGCAGCATTTGCTGCACCGGCGCCAATAAGCCCCTGCGCCTGGGCATTTCCAATGCCGGTCAACAGGTTGGCAGTCTGCTGACCATTAGCCAATGATGCCGAGGCTTGCTGCGATGCTGCTGCCTGCCCAAGCTGAGTAATGTTTTGAAGTTTTGAATACCTATCATTAATCATGGATTGAAGCAACTGAGGCCGAAACTGAGCTAATGCAGCTTGAATGTTTCCTCCTCGAAGTCCTCCTGTGGCAGACGCATTGGCTAAAATCCCTTGTTCTCCTTGCTGCGCTAACGCCAATGCATTTGGGTCGCTCTGAATTGAATTGATTGCTGCTTGTTGAGCCACCGGTCCATTCTGACCAATTAAATCCAGTTGTGCTTTTAAACTGTCATATCCAGCATCAGCATATGGTTGAACCATCGCTTTCATTTGCTGAAATTGATCGGCATTTGCTGCAATTGCCGCTTGTCCTGCTTGAGCTTGTGCATTTGCTGCGTTTTTTGCTGCCGATGCTTGCTGTTGAGATCCAGCATAGGCAGCAACACCTCCAACAATAGCGCCAGCACCAACAATAATTGCAGCAGTTACAGCACCCATAATTATTTGAGTTTGAAAGTTTCAGCGCACAGAAGCGCCTGTTTGTAGTCAACCGTCAGTTCTTCTCCGGAGTCGCCTCCACGGCATCCAGCAATGTCTCGCATTGCCAAAAGCCAAATATCACCTACATCGTTTTTTACAAAAAAACAGTTTGGATCTTTAGAGTGGTTTATCCAGCGTCCCGCGGGAGTTCGTTTTCCATTTAGCCTTGCAGGTGCCAAAACGTCAAACGCTTTCGCAGAGATGCTGGTGAACATCCCTTTTCCGTGAATCACCGAGTCTCGGATTACAAGCGTAGTGCCGCACCCTGGTGGAAACTCAATCTGATCAGTTTCCATCTGAGAAATCAGTTCCACAGTTGGCTCATCTAACCCAAACTCTCCAATCACCTTTAGAAAATCTTCTCGGTCTGCACCCCTTGCCTCGTATTCTAGCAAGCGAACCTGTTCCGAATACTCATGCCATGCCGGTGATTTATCGAGCAAGATTTCTTCCAACGCCACTGGATTTGTGACCTCAGTTGCATACACGTTCTGCCACACGGTTTCTTCCATGACAAAAGCCAGTTTCCTACCTGGGTTCCCAGTCATTACCATAGGCGCAGCAAACTCTCGAACTTCACCATCCTCACAGAGCAGTTTGAGTCGTCCTTTAACCAAAATGTTTGTGTGCGCGAACCGGTGCTTATGCCCCAACACTAAAGCGCCAGCAGGCAATGTAACTTCGCGGATATACACGCCAGGTCCAAAGTGATGCACTACCGGACACTCGGCTTGTGGCATCTGAACCATTGCCATCTCTAGTTTTTCAAAAACGTCTGGTATTGATAACATTAGGAAATTTGCCTTCCAGAGGCAGATATGGTTAATGCACTGGCAGTCCCAGCAAGAGTAGAAATAAAACCATCAGCTTCAAGCGTTTGTCCCACCAGTTCCGGACACAAATAACACGCACCGGCAGCAATGCTTTGAGATTTTAAAACTAAATTTGACGCACCGGCGCTTCCACCACTTGCTACAAGGTTTACGCTAAAAGTCGCGGCAGATCCGGATGTGTTGGTTACAGTAAACTTATCGATGATAGTTTTTACTCCACTCGATGTGTACTGCCCCGTTTGAGTTGCCTCGGCTTGTTTCCGAGGAATGATGTTAAGAATTGTGACTGCCATATTACATTACAAGTGGTGGTGCCAGAGAAAGTAAACGCACTTCTGCTAGTGCTTGATTTGCTGTATTTTGAGCGTTATCTGCCGTAGTTTTTGCTACACCAACTTCATCCAACGCAACCTGCGCTTTAGCCTCCGCGGATGCAGAATTAAGGTTGGCATCCTGAATGTCTTGAGCATTGGCGTTTACAGATGCCGGTACATTAAACAAGTTTTCAAAAGCAGAAATAGCCCGTTGATTTGGCAAAAACATAGCCAATTCATTTCGAGTTAACTGCTTTACGTCAAATGCCATACTATCCCCTTAGTGGTTCAATTCGCATTTCTAGTCTAGCTACTGACAGGAATGCATCACTAGTTCCTCGAAACTTCTGAATTCGCCAGTCGCGAGCATACCCATTTCGTAACCAAGTAATATTTTTGCGCCGGTCACCTTGTCTGCCTACTTTTGCGCCTTTTTCAACACTCCACGATTCCCCATCTACCGAGTAGCTTGTCCAAATAGTCGAGTCCACGCCAAGTTCTGATCGGCCATTCAATGCAACCAATTCAAGTTCGTGAAAAAGAACTCCGCGAGATTCGTTAAAAATAATATTTGTATTGAACTCCCATCCAACAATTTGCCCCCAATGCGAAGCAAGAGTTTCCGAAAAAATCCCAAGTGCAGATGATTGCGGATCTGACACAATCCATTGATTATAACACCACACCATATTTCTGGCGCGATATTTAGAAAATCCAACTAGCGATGTGCTAGCATAATACCAACAAGGGCCATCAGTTGCCTGAGAAGCATTTGCATCATAAATTAAAGTCTTGTCAGGCAAATGCACATACAACTGCTTTAATCCAAGATTTATTTTAGACTCAAGAACAACAGTGGAAAGCTCTTCTTCAGTGTATCTAGATAGTTCTTGATCGATTTCTCGACCGCTTAATTTTTGAGCTACTCCAGAAGTTACCGCATATACTGCTGGTGCTTCATTTCTGCCACTCCCTAAGAACGCAATGGTTTCGTTCCAGTACACGCACGCATGAGTTCCAATGGCCCCTCGTTGCACCTGTGCGCCTGGAATACGAGCAAACGGGAATAGCGATCCCCCGATGTTGCTGAACACTTCAATGCTGTACCGGCCCATCGCGTAAATTTCGTTACGCACCTTCAGAATGCCTACAATTGGATCTGGGTCAGTTTCAGCAGATCCGTACTTCAGCGGGTTTACTGAAAATGGGTCATTTAGATCTGTGACAACCAGATAGATGCCATCTGTTGTCATAAAGTACCCATCCACCCACTGAACATCCAATACCGGCCCAAGGTCTGTATCAGTTACTTGCGCCAAGGTAGTTCCATCGTAAAGCCAGAGTTTTTTGTCAGAAGCGATAGCTAGATAATCAAACCCATAATCCATGCTGACTCGATCATCTGTAGTCCCACCTACGTCTCCAATTATTGTGATCGTCCAGTTGGCATTAACGCGCACAAACTTGGTTCCCATGACGCGATAACAGGCGCCATTCCAATTGATC